TCAGAAATCACCTCCGCTTGCCATGCAGCCGATCACGCCGGCCACCGCAGTCGGTGTTTTCACCCGGATCGTGTCGCCACTGTTGATAATCAGATACTGCTTGTCCGCATCATCCCCGTAAAGGGTCGCCAGGACGTTCAGGGCTTCCCCGGCAGCCACCTCGGCGTCAAGTATGACGATCTCCGTTGCCCCGTCATAGTGGATGACCTGCACATCCGTGGCGGCTGTGTGGTTGTTCATAATGGAAAAATTTTCCAGCCGGGTCCCGGATGTGCCGCCGGCCACAAGGTCAACGGCGGTTGTGCTGTTTTCGACGGATGCCGCGTACCCCTTCGGCGTCCCTATATATTGCGCGTCTAAAGCCATTTTGACTCCTTTTTAGGATGCGTTGAAATATTGCGCGAGTTTTGCCCGTCGGATCACCCGTGCCAGATCCACACCGCCGAGCTGATTCACCTCCGTGGCGGTGACGGTTACGGCTGCGTCTTCGTTAAGTTTGGGGCTCTCCATCCGTTTGTTTGTCAGGGTCTGTGTTTCGGAGGTGCCGACCAGATTACCCGACGGCAGGGCCGGCCCGCTTTTCAGCACCTTGGCCCCTGTCCCGTCATCATGCCACTGGGCCAGGGCGTCCGAGGTCGGGGATTCCGGTCCGTGGACATCGCCCGTACCGGCATTCTCCGTGACGTAATTCTCGACCTCGCCTTTGTCATAGTAACCGTCCAGTTCGTCCCGCTGCACCATGCCCTCATAGACCCCGGCGGTGTTGCGGAGCTGAAGCAGGTCACCGGCATCAAAGCTCTGCGCGGACGTGCCCTCCTGGGCGCGGGTCACGGTCAGGGTCTGCCCGGAAATCGCCGTGATGTGAACGATCTCCATCTTGGCCCCGGTATTGTCGAACAGGGTGGCAACATAATAATCACCGGCGCTCAGCGCTCCGAGTTCAAGCGCTTTTGACGCCTCAATGTCCAGCGCGATGGCGTCCGTCGCAATGCCGGACTGTAGCGATGCCTCAAAGTTGTTTTTGAATTTTATTGCTGTCATATCCTCTCCTTATGCGGGATTCGCCGCCATGAAGTAATAGGACGGGAGGTTTATGGTGTTGCCTGCGTAAACCTGATACTTGGTCGCCACGGTCGTCAGCAGACAACGGGTGGCATCCACGAACGACAGGTACTGCCAGTAGCCCGTGATGTCCACCACCAAGCCGGATTTTGCCCCGACCAGAAACTTTTCCCCGATCCCGGAGACGGTCTCCCATGTGAAATCCACTGATGATACAGCAATCTTGCCTAAATAATAATCCGTAAGAGCCTGTTCACTGGTGATGGCCCGGTCCGAGCAGATCACGCAATGGGTGGCGTTGTCCCTGACCACATCAAGCCCGCCCCGGAGAACATCGGGATGTGCGTATTTAAGACTCATTATAAAAATTCCTCCACCGTAAAGGATACGGTATAAACACTGTGTTTTGGAAGGGCACCTTTGGGTATGTCACCGAAACAGGCATATATGATCCATTCTTCCGGCGGCTCCGCCGTATCGTGCATCCGCAGGGCAAAAGGCCGTGCCGTGCCGATGGCACCGGCCACACGCATAAACGCATTGTATTGTTCCCGTTCGCGGATCTGAAGGTTGGCGGCATATATCCGCTGTACATTCCGGGCATAGGGATAAATATACCCGTTATCCAGATCCCATTTGACGGAATGGTCTTTCGGTGTATTTGAAAAACCGTATAAAGGGTCGTTGAATGCCGCTTTAAGCTGACCTGCGAAGGCAACCCCTATGCCGGGTTCGTCGCTGCCACGGGTCAGCCGGATCAGGGCGAAGTGGGCAACGTCCTGCTGCGGATATTCCACCCATACCCGCGTGATATTGTAGGTGTCCCACTCGCTGCTCCCCGTCATGCCGAATGATTCCGTATGGACAGTGTCGCCGATGGCGTCCTGAATTTCGACCTCAACGGCGTCTGCGTCCACGTTGTAGAGCATGAGCGCGTTCCCGCCCTCAGCGATCCCTACCTTTATCCAGGGCGCGGCATCGTCATCCGCAGGCCGCCATTTTTTCATACCGTGGCTGTCCAGGATATTGGATGCCGGGAAGGACTCGTGTTCGGAGCTGTAATTGCTCAGACTGGCCAGATTCGGGTATAAGATTTTCATGTGATGGTAACATCCCCCCGTCCCTGAAGTGTGACGGATTTTTCCTTGTAGTTCAGGTTGATATTGGTGATTCTCATGCTCCCGACGGCATCCACCTGGATGCGCCGGTCGCTGAACCACACCTCCTCACCGGGCTGGGGCATTCGGATCAGGGGGATATCCATCTGGACAACGGGCTTTTCCTCATAGGCCAGTATCCAATCCAGGCGGGTCTCGACCAGCTCCGGGTCTTCATTGAAGACGTAGGGCAACTCCAGCTCCTCGCCGACAACCGCCGACTGGCCGAACACCTTCCGCTCGATTTCACGCTCCTGAATAGCGCCGTCGGCAGCCTCCCGGACGGTCCATTGCGCGGAATAGCTTTTTATCCGGCTGTCCGACCAGGAATAGGTGATGGATACCGCGTCAAACTGCTCGATATAGGAGACGCCGTTGTTCTGGTCCAGCGAGACCAGCCGGAGAACGTCAACGCCTTCATCCTCATACAGATAAAAGATGTACCCGCAGTACCACGCCACCCGCTCCAGAAAGCTTATGAGGATCTCCTGAGAGGTGATAACGCAGTCCAGGGGGATATCCCCTCCATGCAGGTTCTGGAAGGTCAGGGACAGACGATCACAGGCCCATTTGAATAGCTGGCCGATATTGGTAATGTTGCCGGTCCCGGAAAAGGTCAGCTCCCCGACAATATCAACAGACCGGGTGATGGTCCCGTCGCCGTTATCGGTCCAGTTATCATCTATCAGCACTCCGTCATCATAGGCGTGCCAGTCGGTCCCGATCTCTCCGTAAAAGTCCGGCCTGTGATAGGTATTGGTGGTGTCGCTGCCCGTCCGCTGCGGATTCATGTGGTTCACAGTGCCGATAACCAGCGGGAGGACACAGTCATCGCCGTTTTCATCCGTACCCTCATCCAGCAGCTTTTCGGTCCGCTCCGGTTCCCATACGTCATAGGTGATCTCAAGGGGTTTATATTCCCGAAGCAACAGCGATCCCTTATATATAAGGAAGGCGGTTGCCGAGGTGATGCCGAACCGCAGATCCACATCAAGCTTCAGAGGAGGCGCACCGCTGAACGCATCCGGCGCAAAGGTCACTGAGCCATAGTTCCCGGAAATATACCCGCCATCCGCATTGGACCGCAGCTCCAGGGACGGCAGGGAGAGAATCGAAGCGTTCCAGAATTTACGGGTTGTCATGCGGCTTTATCCTCTATGGCCTCTGTGCTCATATTCCACACCGCACCGGTCGCCGGATCTGTGACCGCCATGAAAAGGAAACCGCCGAGAACGATTTCCGCGTTGACGGTCGGAAAGGTCAGCGCAAATGTCATGTTGCCAATGGCCGAGACCGGTATATGATAGGTCTGATCGCCGTTGACGGTCGGGAAGGTCAGCCCGAACGCCATGTACGGCAGAACGATTTCAGGAAAGAATAACCGGAAATAGGCCTGGGCAGGCTCGGATTTTGTCCCGTTGATGGCCGAGGAATTGACCGCCCCGGCGTTGATCACACCGTCCCCGCCCGACATTGTGACGCCGGGCATGGCCGGATAATGCGTCTGATCCGCCCCGTCAACCTCCGCCAGCGCCAGCGCAAAGGCCAGGCTGTCGATCCGTATCGGGACGGCGTTGAGCGGTGCGGTATTTAACGGATGGCGGTTGCTCATATCCGTACATTCCCGCGTTTGATCCGCTCAAACACCTGTGTTTCGGCCTTTTTCACAATGCCGTCGGCGTCCACCTCCACATTGACGATGGGCACGGCCATGCCGTTGGCCCGGAGCGTGTCCACAATATCCTTGTTAAGCTGTATCAGCTCTTGCAGAGCCGCCTTTATTTCCTCATCGCTCTGGCTGTTGTCGCCGCCGGCAATCAGCACCGGGCCGGAAGGCAGATAGCCCGACGCGAACCCCGGTATGTCGCCACCGGGCGGGGCGTTGGTTGCGCCATACTTTCCCGCAATCCCGGCCTGCTGCATAACGCCACGGATGAAAGGCGCGTCGTCACGCCGGACAACGATCTCATCCCGGTGCAGATAGGCGGGGAACTCGTCATAGGGGACCGACCAGAGGCCGGTGGCTGCGGATGCAGGCTCCGACTGGGCCGAGGCCAGAATCTCATCCGCTCTGGCCTGTGCGTTTTCAATGACGAGGTCGGCGTAATCATTGGCATTATCGAGGATTGAATCGGCTTTTGAATTGGCGGAGGCAATCATATTGGAGGCTGATGCCTCCGCAGAAGCCAGTTTGTTTTCAGCCATGCCGACTGCGGAGGCGGCTTTGTTGGCCGCTGACTGCACCGCTGTCTCCAGGATATTGGCCCAGGCGGGTTCCGGCAATTCGAGATAGCCCTGAATCTCTTTGACAATCCGCTCCGGGACGCCTGCGGTGTCCAGCATTTCCTGAAGTTCCGCCAGTTCGATCCCGGACCCGGCGTAAACCCCCTCGATGGTTTTGACAATCGTTTCATCTTTGACGCCGTATTCCGCAAAGGTGTCATATATCTGATCCCATGCAAGCCCGGAATCCACAAGATTTGCGGTCAGGGCCATGAACGCCTCGGATTCCCATCCGGCCTCTGACCCCACGAATTTCAGGGCATCCAGTTGGGCCTGTACGTCCTCCGTATTGAACGCGGAGGCGTTCGAGAGCAGGGCCAGCGTCGCATAGGAGTCCCACCCGGATGCGCTGACGGCCATATTCAGAGAGTCCATCTGTTCCTGGATGGTGGCGGTATCAAACATTGACTGGTTGCTCAGGAACGCGACGGTCGCTGTCGAATCCCACCCGCTGCCCGATGTGATCAGCTCCAGGGCCGCCATCTTGTCCTCAAACGTCGCAGTTTCAAAAACGCCCTGGTTGCTCAGGAAGGTCACAGTCGCATCAGACGCCCATCCGGTCTCGGCAGTGATCAGCTCCAGGGCCGCCATCTTGTCCTCAAACGTCGCAGTTTCAAAAACGCCCTGGTTGCTCAGGAAGGTCACAGTGGCCTCTGAATCCCATCCGGTCTCGGCGGTGACAAAGTTCAGCGTATCCATGTTTTCCTGAAATGTGGCTGTGGAAAACGTATGCTCATTGCTCAGGAATGCCAGGGTTGCGGCGGCATCCCAGCCCTGCTCACCGACAATGAAATCCAGTGCGGACATGCGCTCTTCAAAGGTTGCGGTCGAAAACACGGCGGAATTCCCGATGAAGGACAGGGTCGCCTCAGAATCCCACCCCTGTTCGGTGATGAAGAAATTCAGCCCGGACATGGCCTCCTCAAAGGTTGCCGTGCTGAAAATCTCGGCATCGGACATGAAACTGAGGACCGCCTCTGAGGTCCACCCGGCCTCAGACCCCATGAATCCGAGGATTGACATGGCATCGTCGAACGTCCCCTCGAAATTCTGGCTCATTTCGGAGACGAACAGCAGGGAAACCTCGGAATCCCATCCGTGTTCATCCACAACGTCCGACAGCATCTGGATCACAGCTGCTGAATCCCCTTCCAGGCCGGACCAGTCGATATTCAGGATCATCTCTTTGGCCTGGGCGCTTTCGGTCTGCGCCTCGATCCAGGCTGCCATCTCGTTGAAGATGGCGTTCACCTCATCCATGCCGCTGTCGGCATCGGAGGATGCGGAGGAACCTGTATAGGCGGAGGTGGACGAGCTACCCGACGTGGCGGATTCGGCACCGAGGATCTCCGCCTTTCCCCGCAGCCCCTCGATGTCGGCGATGGCCCCTGTATAAATCCCCTGGTAGGTCTCGCTGGACTTATACAGATCCTGCTGTTGCTGCAAATAGGTGTCCGTGAAGGCTAGGAACGCCTCGATGTCGTCAGATGTGGCCGTATCCGAGTAGGCGGCTGCTTTCAGTGCCTCATAGTCTGTCTGAGACTGTTCGGCCTTGGCCTCGGTCCCGAAAACATTCAGGTCGCTGTAGGTCAGGCTGTCGATGGTAGAGTCGATGCTTTCGACCAGGGCGTTGATCGTGGTCGCGGCAGTGGTCATCGAGTCGGCTGCATCGGTCATGCTGTCAGCCGCCGATGAGGTGGCACTGGCGGAGGCCGTTGCGGCCTGAGCCTCCTGGGCCGCTGCCGAATACCATTGGGACAGCAGAGAGGACATCTCGTTCAGGCCGGAAAGAGTACTGCCACTCCCGGAAGACTGCATGGTCTGAAGCTGATACAGCATATAATCCGTATCCGAACCGCCCGTGGCAGTCTGCCACTGTATCCCCTCCATTGTGTCGCGGGCGCTTTCGAGGTTGGCTTCAATGCCGGACACCAGATCCTGTGTCGCTTCATAGGCAGACTGGAGCGCATCCGCAGCCGCCAGCTCCGCCCGGTGCAGTTCATCTTTAGCCGCCTGTTCAAGGGCGATATTTTCCAGGGCATCGACACGGGCCAGTTCTTCCGCGCTGGTGCCGAGGTCATTCAGTTCATCCCGTGCTGCCGCGAACTGAGCGCTGATATCCTGTATCTGCTGGGCATAGTCGGACAGTTCTTCGGTGTCGCTGACACCGGCCAGTTCTTCCAGGCTGTCCATGATTGCCGACCGGCTGCCCGCAAATACCGACTCCAGGTTCTCCATCGCCTCGGCCTCGTAGCCAATAACTCGCTCGAAATCTTCGGCGCTCCCCCCGGCCTCGGTCATGGCCTCTTTGATGGCGTCGAACTGTTTCGCCAGCTCTTCCTGCGCTGCCTGGTATGTGGTGACGGTCTCCGTATGCCCTGCCAACTCTGCGGCTGACTCCATAATCGCGGCCCGTTCATCCGTCCACGCCTGTGCCAGAGCCTCCAGATCTTCGGCCTGTTTCGCCAGCACCTTGTCAATTTCAGATTGTGCCACACCGTATTGTTCCAGTGTCGCCGTCATGGCGTCATACTCTGCATTCAGGTCGTCGATCGAGGCCTGATACTGCGTAACCGGCTCGGCCTCGACATTATTTACCGCATCCAGTATAGGCTGTATCTGTTCCATTGCGGTGTTAAACTGGTTGACCTGATCCGCATAGGCCAACACTTTTTCGTTCATCGCCTGAATGGATTCCTGAAACTCCTCAGCGGAGTCGAATCCGTCTCCCCGGAAATCCGAAATGTCTCCGAAACCGGCCTCAATGGACGCCGCCAGTGACCCCAAATACCCGTCACCGGACAGTGATTCGGAATAACTGTCAACCAAGGCGCTGCTGGTATTTTCCAGCGCCGGAATCATGGACTGGTACATGGCCTCGACCGTTGCAGATTGCACAGCAGCGACGTCTTTTTCCACCCAGCTTTCCCGGATCACCCAGCCGCCTTTCCCAAGTGTGACTGTGGCGTCCTCAATTTGGGATTTCATACTGTCGGCGTACTCCGTGGGTAGCGAGGACAGGACAGTGTCTGTGACGGTCCACACCTGTTCCTGGGCGGAATTCAATGCGGCAGTTACGGATTCTTCGTTATCAGCTCGTCCTTCACCCTTTCTCCATGCGGAAAGCTCTATGGAATCATAAAATCCGATGTCCTGTACGTCTATTCCGGTTTTCCAATCTTTGTGTCTTTCTCCGAACAGCCCACCGATAAGATTTCCTGCCAATCCGCCCAATATCGTGCCGATCCCAGGCATTATGGCGGACCCGATTAGACTCCCGGCAGTCGATCCGATATTCTCGGACGTGAATCCCCCGGTAATCAGTCCGACCGCGCTCCCGGCCAGTCCGCCGATGCCGCCCATATTACTGAGAATACCGGAGCTGGAACCGCCGAACAGCCCGCCGATGAAATCCGTGGCTTTTGTAGCCAGCCCACCGATGGCCTCCACCGTTTTGCCGCCGAAAGATTTGATACCCTCCCATGCGGTCCCGACGACGTCGCCGATGCCGCCCCATCTACTCCCCCCGGTTTCGGACGTGCCGCCATATGCCCCCGGATTGCCGATGCCAAGGCTTGATAGCGTGGAGGTTGCGGAGCTTCCAGACCCGCCGAACAGCCCGGAAAACAAGTTGCTACCACTGCCCTCCATCTGGCCGAACATCTTATTGAAAACACTGACCATTTCCCCGGCCATCGTCGCCCAGTCGCTGACATTGCCGGATGCAATATCCGAAAACATCCGGGCCAGATCATCGTAGCCCGACGTTATCTCTTGGTTTCGTTTTTCCTCCAATTCAAGAATCTGTTTATTTCGCCACTCGGCGACATCCACGTCATCGAGTCCGGCCTCTTCGTAGGCTTCGGCCTGTGCCTCGATTTTTTTTAGCTGGAGGTCGTAATATTTTTTAGACTGGTAGCCGAGGTCGGAATACATGGCCTCTTCCAATCGGAGCCGGTCGGCCTGATCCTGTTCCCGGAGCTTCGCAACTTCAGCGGCATACCACTGTTCAATCTGTACCCGGTCTTCTCCGTTAGCAATAAACCGAGCCTTCTCCTCGTCCAGCCTCTCAATCTGGTAGGCGGCCTGGTCCATCGTGGCCCGTTTCCAGTCCTCAATAAATCCATCGTGGATGCGGGCCTGTTCTTTGGCTGCCTTTTCGGCGTCCGAAGTCATTTTTTTAGTGACGGTTTCGTGGGTGTCTGCCACTTCGTTCAGGCCGTCCGTGTGGGCCTCTGTGGTGGTTTTCACGACCTCGGCCCGCTTCTCTTCGGCCTCGATGGACGCCTCAATTACCGGGGGAATTTCAAGCGCCGCTGCCTGTTCGTCTCGGAGTCCCTCAATGGCCAGATTGTGCTGCTCGATTTCCGCGTTCCGGGCTTCGTTCAACTCCCACGAAGACTTGATTTCATTGGCCATCTGGGTAATCGCCGTGGCATGGACCGCCTGATTCGCCTCGTATTTGGCGTTGATTTTCCCCAGCGACTCCGAAAGCGGCTCCGCAGCGTCGGCAGACTCCCTGAGTGTGTCAGCCATGAGTTGAGCGTCGGCGGCGTATCCCCGAAGGTTGCCGATACCCGGAATGTCAAAATCAGGCATATTGCCCAGGGCATCGGCAACACCCGCCATCAGGTCGGCCAGCCCGGATTCAATATAGGCGACCAAGGCGCTGAACGGGGCCTTAATCCCGGCCCACGCTATCTCTGCCGCGTACTGGATGCCGTTCCAGGTGTTTCCGGCCACATCCAGAATATTGAGGAGCAGGTATTGCAGGTCGCTCTGTAATTCCTGAGCAGCATATTTGATTTCAATCCAGATCCGCGTCCCGGCGTCCATAATGTCCGCGAACGTGGCATCGGCGGTGACGTTCAGCACATTAAAATATTCCACGATTGCGGTATGATTCGACCGTATGACATCCACCATACCCGCCAGCATGGCATTCAGGTCGCCCTCATACAGCCCGAAAACGTCCTTTATGACGAGTTCGGTTTCCCGCCATGCCTGCGTCATCAGGGAGGATGTCGTCTGATTCTGGACGGAAAGCGACTGAGCAGAACCGGCCAGATCATCCATAGACACGGCGGTCATGTCCAGGGCCAGTGCCCCGGTTTGGCCAAGATCTTCAAACTGCGTACCCAACAGGGCAACACCCGCCTGCATCAGATCATTCTGGTCGTCCGTCTCCCTGAGTTTCTCCAAGACGATATTAAACGCATCCGCTGCGGACATGGACCCGTCGCCCATTTTCGTGGCGAACTCATCCGCAGACAGCCCCAGGGCCGCCAGACCGTCCGCCGTCGCTGTGCTGCCGTCCTGAATCCGTACCCGGAATTCTTTAAATGCGTCGGCAGCCTTATCGGTTCCCAGCACCCCGCCCTGAAGCCCGGTCTCAAGAATCGAAAAAAATTGTTCCGCGCTCGCCCCGCCGTCGGCGAACTGGGGGGCATATTCCAGGATGGAGTCCAGCATATCCTCAGACTTATTCAGGCCCCGCTGGTACCCGGCAATGATCGTATTCATTGCCTGCTCGTGCTTCAGGCCGAATTTCTCTACCAGCACCTCAGCCGAACTGATGGTCTTCTGTGTGTCTTCGCCCCAGGCCGTCTGAATGCCCAGGGCGGCCTTTGAAACATACTCCAGCGTCTGCTCGGACGCCGTGTCAAACGCTACCAGTGCCTGCACAACCGTGTCTGAGGCCTGTTCGACCGACTCACCAAAACCGTGCCCGTAGACACTGTCTATCACCTCACCGAGCGTGGCGGTGGCCTCGGCGGTTTTCCCGGTCTGGACCTGAAGCCTGGCCTGTGCGTCCTCAAACTCGGAGGCAATCTGGGAGGCCCTGACCAGCGCTGCGACAACAGCGGTGATACCGGCACCCGCCGCCATCATTTTCAGGAGCGTCGCCTGTGTCCGGTCCGCTGCGGTGTCAAAATCCGACATGGACCGGCGCCCACGGTTCCCGGCGTCCTCGACCTCGTTGCCGAAGCGCCGGATTACGGGTGTTCCCCGGTCATCGACTTCGATTTCAATTCTCAGGCTTCCGCTGTTCGCTGCCATGTTCTCTCCCTAAAAACCAAAAGGGGAGCGGGGATTGCTCCCTACCCCCCTGTCTTTCTTCCGCCCACCATGAACGGGCATGTCATCTGCTGCGGGTTTAGCGCCGCCCGGACCTGCCCCAGATCGGCCCATTCCTCCAGCGTCAGGTCATTTTTCTCAAAAGGGAACCCGGCCTGCTGAAGGTTATAGGCCCGGATCATCTTCAGCGTGTACGGGTGCAGATCTTCAGCCCGGCGCTTCGGACAATTTTGGCAGGCCCACTCAAGGCCGGGACCATACTCAAATGTGCATTTTTCGCGCTCCGCATCCGTACACAGGCCTTTCCCCAGGGCGGTCAGGTCTTCCCTTAGTTTTTTTCCAGATCCTCTTCGTCAATTTCCTTCCCCTCGGCAGGCAGATCAAAGACCTGCCCCGCAAGGTACTGGATCAGATGAGCGCCCCCCTTCAGCACCCATTTCTTCCAGTCCTCAACATAATACTCAGAGGCGGGATCACTGGAAATGGGCACATAGGTATCCCCATCGGCAGGTGCGCATTTTCCCTCAGCCACACCGGGGTGGACGCTGGCCGGGATAACGAAGTCCCCGGTTCTGATTCCCTTCAGGATTTTCAGGCCGTACTTTTCACGGGCCAGCGCCTGCTGGTTCACGATCTTCTTCCCCTTCCGCTGATAGGCCATGTTCTGATAGGCTGTGATATCCGAGGTCTTCGGGATGCAGTGTGTGAATACAGCCGAATCTCCGGAAAGATTATCAACAACTTCCATCTGTTTCGTTTCTTCGCCCAGTCTGATAGCCATTATACGCTCCTTTTAAAAGTCTTAAAATATCATTTAAACCCGCTTTAACCGGGTGTTTTACGCTGCGTAGCCCGCAACCTTGTTTTTCACGTTGATGATCACGCTGCCGTAGGTATCATCTTCCAGCACCGCGAACTCGACCGACTCTGACAGCCGGTTGCTATTGTCACTTCGGGAGGTGGACAGCACGGCCACGCGGGGCAGAATAATTTCCACCTGATAATTGTGACCGTCTTCGATCTCCGCGCCCGTGCAAAGGACGCGGAACCCGAAATATTCCTCGCTGTTCTGGTACTGGCTCAGGATATAATCTTTAAAATCCCGGTCCAGTTTCAGCGTCTGCGTGCGCCCGCCCCGGAGCGCCCGGCTGGCATAGTCACCGGCCCCGCCGAATGTGAAGGACACATCCAGGTTATTGGATACGCTCCATTCCACGTTTGACAGCTCCCCGGCCATCGTCCGTCCGCCCTGAAAATCGCTTCCGTCCCATGCGCCGCCCAGCACACAGGTGGCCTGTGACACCCTGAGCGGGGTCTCCTGAACCATGCTGGGGAAGGTCATCCATGATTCAGACTCGGTGGGGATATAGATCACTTTGACGTTGACGTTGCTGCCACCGTCACCGCCCAGTGCCGTGATCGTGATCACCGCAGGCGTCGCGTCACTGACAGCAGAATAGGCAACGTCCGTCCAGACGCCCTCCGTCAGCTCCGCCTGAATCGAATGGACGTTGTCCAGCCGCTCCTGCGCCGTGCTGCCCTGTACGCCGTTGGCCGCCAGGGTGATCTCGGCAGCATCGTTCAGCACGGACACGGTTTCCGTCTCGATGTTCCGGTCAACCTTACCCGTCGCCTTTATTGATCCGGTCGCCTTTACAAATGCGTCCTTGGAAAATGTCAGAGTCGCCTGATCCACAAAGCAGGAGGCGTACCGCTCTTTCAGGACGGTTTTCCCCCACCGCTGGGTGGCCGTGAAACTCGGCAGAGAGCGGTCAGCGGCCACGTCGCCATCAATCGGCGTGATCGTGTGGAGCTTGCCGGTTGTGCCCGCCGCTGTGGTGGTACAAACCCCCAGGGCATAGGCCAGCAGAAACGCGATATGGTTGGGCTGGGCCTTCTCAAAGTTGAACGAGGTCGAAACCGTCGCCCCGGTCCGGTACACCTTGTCGGCCTCTTCCTTTCCGGTCAGTTCTTCGGCGTTGTTCTCGGTCCGAAAATCGTAGGAGAACATGTCACTTTTTGACACCAGCAGGGCCATGTCCGGGTCTCGTGGCGTGTTAATGGCGATCTCTTTGTTGAGCGCGGACACGGCGATAATGTCGTGATTTGTAAGGTATGAGCGCATTATTTTTTATCCTTTCCCTTCTTTTTTCCACGGCTGGCCGGATAGTGCGACTTAATGCCAATCGGCGTGATCGGGTCTTCGTCATCATCCAGATCCGGGACGAGGTCCGGGACCGTTTTCGCCGCCGGCTCATTTACCGGGGCGGGCTTTTTTTCCACTTCATCAGGTTCGATGGGGTCGAACCAGTCCGCCTCCGCAGCCGGTATCTCCGCATATTCCCGCCCGTGGTCATAGCTCCGCCCGGCCAGCGGGCCGTCCGTCGCTGTGAAGGCCGGGGCGGCGGGTTTCAGTCGGTATTTTGTCATATATTCTCCTCCCACAAATATCGGAACGTCAGTGTTCGGGCCTGTATGATCCCGTTGCCGGGCATCAGCAGGCGGCTGGGCGCGATCCTGACCACAAACGCATCTATTATCAGCCTGTCGGTGATCTCCGGCAGCCAGTCCTGCAACGCCGTCCGCACGTCCGCGCACACCTCGAACAGGCCCTTTCGGTCCCCGACGCCCATGAGCGTCGCCTCCGGCCCGGACTGAATCTGCGTCATCACGGAACACAGAACTTCGGCCTGGCACTCCGACACGCCGCCCATCAGCCGGTCCACATCCACCGGGCCGTCCTTGATCCCCACCAGCGGGAACATGGCCCCGTTGGGGACGAAATCCTCGTGAGGACTTGGGGAAATATCGGTGGGCCGGATATACGCCAGTTGTGCCTGTAGCCGGGCTCTGATTTTCGGGATTAAATAATTCATATCGGGTCTGTGATGTAACCGCTCAGGGCGGCGTTAATTTCCGCTGCCGCATCGGCACTGATACCCAGGAATTCGCGGGCCGGGATGTCGCCCCACGGCAGCTTCTGGGTGCGGGTGTGCGAGCGGACCCGCACGGTTTTGCCGTTCCGGTGACGGGTATGCGCGGGCACCGTGACAGCCACGGTACCGAATGCGCCGCGTTTCGCGCCGAACTGCTGCGTGCCCGCGTACTTCACGGACGTGCCGACGGACACCCGCCGCTTTCCGGCCTCGTAACTGATCGAATTCCGGAGCCTGCCGGTATTCAACAACACCTGGCCGCCGCTGATTTTCACGCGCTGGCTGGTCTCCCACCGGCTGCCGTCCGGCCCGCGCCCGGCTTCGAAATTATCCGCGCTGTCGGCCACCAGGATTTCACCGATTTCGGTCATGACCGGCGTCAGATCTGACAGCCGCCCGGCCACACGCCCCAGCAGCTCGGCAACCTCCCGCTCATTTATCGTCAGGGTCGCGCCGGACATCAGAACCTCCGCCAGATGTCGGCAGGGAACACCGGATCGGGGGCGGATACGGCCATGCAGCCGTCCGTATCCGCCGTATCCGTGGCCGACGCCGCACCGATACTGATCCGCCCCTGGGCGATATTCTCCAGCACCCGGCGGCAATTGTCCTGCTCCTTCTGCCAGGCCTCCGGCACAATCGCATGGGGACTCCGCCGGAACAGATGCACAACGGCCATGCGGTCGCTCAGGTTGGAAATAAACTCCGGGACCGGGTCCAGCGGCACGGGCCGCACCACGGCGACGTGGGCGTCAATCTCCCGGTCCGCCTGTTCGATCGCCTCGTCCAGGATCGCGATCACCGCCGGGTCGTCCGATGTGGCGGTCCCGGTGCTGTCACACAGGTCCAGCAGGGTCTGCTCATTGAGCAGCCGGATCAGGCCCTCTCGCCGACCATACGCCATTAGCTGATCACCGTGGCCCAGCAGATGGCCTTCGTGACCGGGCAGGGGAACGGCTTTGATTTGCCGATGATCTTGACACCGCTGGGATCACCGGAGGTCAGCGGCTTTGAAAAATAGGGCAGTGGTTGCAATTTGCCGTCGATATCGTCGATGGCGCAGTAGAACAGGGTATGCACCGCGTCCGTTGCGAAGGCCATGATACCGGTGTCCGCCACCTTCGGCGTCATGGTCCCGGTAACAGGGTGTTTGTACCGCTCCACCATTTTTTTCACCAGGAACCCGCCCACGGAGATGCCCTGATCCGTGATTTTCACCTCGATCTTGGCCTTGGGGTTGTTCTGGTAGGTCTCCGCCAGGGAGAGCAGCGTGGAATAGACGGTCTTGCCCGCCCAGTAGTTCACGACGCCGCCGTATCCGGCCTCCTGGATGAGGGTTTCCATCTCCTCCAAATCCTCAAAAACGTGCTTTACTGTGGCATCGGAGGCGCTCCACAACTTTGTGGGCGTATGGCTCAGCGTGTCACCGAACGTCACCTGATAGGTCTCGGTAGCGCCGTTTTCCAGTTGCACCGGCCAGTTGATCGTACCGGTCAGGGCCGTGGACGCGAGGCCCTCTGCCGTTGCCCTGGACACCCTACGCAGGTGATCGTCAATGCCGGACAGCCGGGCCTGGATGCTCTGCTTGTCCAGGACCCGCAGATTGTTCAGGTCCGCTGCCGTCAGGAACCGGTGATTCGACACCTCGAACGGTTCATAGTCGGCCAGACTGATCGGACTGCCCGTCAGGGCCAGGGACGGTGCCCCCCGCATAATCAGCGGGGCGGGTGAGCCGGTCTCCAGGATATCGTCCCGGCCCACCGTGGCAAACGGATGGTTCACCTTCCGGGCGAAAAACGTGTCGATCACTGTGGTCTCCAGGGGGGGCAGCCCGCGAAGCCGCTGCACAATCACGTCCGGGGTGAAGTATGATCTGAGATTTGTGAAATTCATTTTCGTATCCTTCCTGTTCAGACCGCCCAGATGCCGACGGCGGCCAGCAGTCTGAGTTCGGCTTCGGTGGCGTCAGCGGGGGCGGCCACCCCCCTGACGAGCATAGATTCCTTGACAGTGCCGTGTCGGATGATCAGCCCTGCCTGCTGGGCGGACGTATCCACGGCCTCGTCCAGCACGGCAGTGGGCCGGTGTTTCACGGTGGCGGTAATGGCCTGCTCGCTTGCCGGGGCCGCGGTAAACGTAATCGTGGCGGCCCCTGTCCGATAATCCGCTCTGCCGGTCCCGCCGGCGTCTCCGGTCAGGACACCGACGCCATCATCGGAAAACGTTTCGGTGTCGTCGGTGACGGAGACGGAACCGGGGGTCAGGTCTTCCCCCAGGGACAGGGAAAAGGTTTTTGCGGTCCCGTCGCCGGTGGCGGCGGCCACGGTCTCCTCGGTATCGTAGGGATACTGGTCGCCGTCAGCGCCCCGGGCCAGCATCAGGCCCGCAGGCCAGGTCTCGTCATCTCCGGCCAGGGTGGCCGACCGGACCACGGGTTCGTGCCCGGCAGCGCGGGCGCGTTCGACGGTTATCTCGCCGGTGTTCAGGTTGCCTGATATGGTCATGGGATCTCCTTAGCAGTAGGTGTTGATGTCGGCTGTGTCGATCGTATTCTCATCCGTCTCCGGCGCGGAAAACTCGGCCAGCATCCCGCGATCCGGGAGGGCGGACAGGAACCCGAACAGGTGGTCTGTCATCGTCTTTTTTCCGGCCCCGGCGGACAACTCGATTTCCTCACCGGATTTCTCAAGGGCCAGCGCCACGGCCCGGACAGCGGGCTTGTCCCCCGGCAGTATCCGGTTTTCGGACACCAGTTTGCCCAGACGGGCGTCAATCTCCGCTGCGGTCTGGCGGTCCCGTACAGCGGCCAGCTCCGCCGCCGACTGTTCCGCTTCCGTCTTTGCCGCTTGGGCGGCCTGCTCCGCGATAGCCCGTGCGGCCTGCTCCTCTTTCAGCTGTTTTTTCAGCTCTTCGACGTCCATTTCTGTTTTTCCCTTCCGCCCGGCATCGTTGTCCGGGCCACTGAATTCGATGATTTCCCCCGCGTCGCCCCCGGCGAATTTCGCCGAGGTCAGGCCGGACACTGCCGGCTGCGTCGCACCGAGCAGCCCCACATGCCGCAGGGTTTTCTTGTCCGGCATGAGCGCCAGGGAAATCTTTTTGTAATGCCCGGCGTTTACCAGTGTTTTGACGGCCTCCGGCACCTGCCTGAAAGCCGCCTGCAACACCTGACCGGAGCGGCGCAGGGTCGTTACCCAGCCATAGGCCGGGTCGTCCTCTGCCGGATGACCGAACACCAGGGGGGCCTCCCGCTCATCCGGGTTGTATGCCGTCACTATGGCGTCCAGGTCCGCCTCCGAGAAGGTCACATTCTTCCCAGACTTTGCCTTCCAGGTTCCGGTACGGCAGATGTCAATCCATTTCACAGCTTATCCCTCCTTACGGAAACCGCCACCAGGCCGCCTGTTCTGACGCCTTAGCGCACAAACGCACCCTGCGCATATACTGGCATATGTTTTTCAAAACAATCGCTCTGAGGGCGTTTCCGGCAATCCGCCCGACATGCGGCGGTTCCGGCTTTTCTATTTTGCGACTTTTTCGCGATAGAGCAGCGAGCCCTTCCGCTGGCTCTTCAAATATTGTAGTATTCTTTCCGGCTTCGCGTCCGTCTGAAACAGCGTTTTGCTGGTCCAGCTTCTGCCGGACACCACGACCACACTGCCACCACAGACCGTATCGTCCGCATCCCGAAACAGCCGGATCAGGGTCAGGTACGGCCTGAGCCCCTTCCCCTCATCTCCCGGATTCATCCAGATTTCATAGGGGTTGAGGAGGGTCCGGGCCAGCAGCCGGACATACCGCTCCCGGCCCCCTTTTCGGATCTGCGGGTTCCCGGTCTTCGGGTCTGCGAACAGCCCCCTGCCCACCACCATCGGTATGTTGGCTCCCGGCAGAGTGACCACCTTGCTTTCGTTTAAATCTTTGATGTCGAATTCCGAAAGGAACGCCCGGAGATAGTCATCATTGGAAAGGCCGTTCGCCAGCAGATCGGCCTCGGAAACGGGCAGCAGATGACGGCGGTCCAGCGTCGCCAGGGACGGCATCCGGGCGGGCTGTGTCACTGCCGTCCGCCAGGCGATATCCTTCTCGGCGATTTCGGACGGCGACAGGCCACCCAGCCAGTCCTTACCGACGTTCTGCGACCACCCCGGATCGGGCCGGAGCTTTCTGGCGGGCAGCCGGAGACCGGTCTTCGGGTCTGTCGGCACAAACGTTTTGCCGGTCGGGTCGTCGCTGACCTTCAGGCCCCGTTTCCCCAATTGCCGCTCGCTCAGGGATTTCACACCGCAGCGGCACTTGTAGCCGTTCGGCGGGTACCAGGTATCCCAGATCGGCGAGTCCGCCGGAAACACCTTGCCGTGCATGTATGCGTGGGCCGGTCGGGTCCGGCTGTCATTGATGGCCGAATATTGCCAGTAGGGCCGGGTTTTCGCTGTTGCGGCCATCTGGGCGTACCGCCCGGACATGTAGGCGCTCTGTATGTTCGTCCTGAAGATCAGGTCCGTCCGGTAATCGTTCCACCCCTGGTCCGCGATGATTTTCGGGATACGCGCCCTGAACTCCGCCAGGGTCTCACCGGCGTCTATGGCCTGGTACATGGCCTCGTAAACGCCGCAGACCTGATCCATCCGGTTAAGACCGGACACCATGAAGGCCTTGGTGTGCGCGGCATCCGCCAGTGCGTCGAAGTTTTTCGCAGCGGTCGGCATCTTGTCTTTCCAGAACCGCTTGGCCTCCTTCATGGGCAGGGGGGTCGGCGTGACATCAGCCATTGTATTCACCCCACATCCGGGCCGCGATCATGGCGCGCTCCATCAGCTCCGGGAGCGTTCCAGACCCCGTCCCCAGGACATCTGCCAGCAGGGCTTCCAGCTCCTCATAGCTTTCCGCAGCCTCACAGGCCGCCCGTATCGCATCCGTGATCTGCGCCGCAGCCTCACGGGCTTCGGGCATGAGGGCATCCGCCATATCTTCCAGGGCCTGCTGGTCCGGCGTGAACCCGGAGGCCGGGGACGACAGCGCTGTTTCCGATGTGCCTGATCCGCGGTCTGATTCCGCGCCGATATCGAACTCGTCGTCGGCCAGGTCGAACCGCCGCATAAAGTAGGTTTTTCTGAACGTAACGCCCGATTCGGTCAGGCTTTTGGTCAGCTCCGCCGTCTGCCCCTGGTCGTCGGGATCGTTCCAGTCCCACCGGGGCGGGATTTCGTCCGGCGCGGTCACAGCGCCGTACTCCAGCGCCACTGAATCGAAGAAAGAGGCGACAATGTGGGCGTCAGCATCCCGGTAATTTTCCAGTACGGAGAAATGGGTTTCCGAGGCGGCCCGCGACCCCTGGCCATATAACTCCGATGTGAGCGTCTGGCCCATCAGCACCTTGCTGATGGCTGCATTCCAGGTGTCGCAATATCTGAGGTGGAGGTCGCCGGATTTGCCGGACGGCTCATGGATCTCGACGTCCGACCCGGCGGAAATTACGGCGCAGGCGGTGCGGACCATTGCGGTAAGATCGCTCAGCATCCGGTTCCGGTCCTTTTCCGTTGCTCCCTGATGCGCCTGGCCAACGACCCACGGCGCTCCGAATTTTTCGATAAATTCCGTCCAGAACCGGATGCCGCCCCGTTTGAAGGCCACCGGCCAGAGACAGCGGGACAGCAGCCGCAGCCCGTAGGGGTTTTCATAGGTCGGGAAGTGCCGGGCCAACACAAATTTATGGTCCGGCACCGGATCGCCGTACAGCGCGCCCATTCTCAGGAATCTCAGGTCATTGTCTTCTCCGAAGCCGAACCAGGCGCGGGGCTTGACCACGATGTTTTTCAGCCGGAGCCGACCGTTGTCCGGTTCCCATAGCAGTTCTGCCGGCGCAAACCCGAAATAGGGCGCATCCAGGACTTCGGAGATCAGGTCGTACAGGTTGATGTGTTTCAGGTCGGCCTGAAGGTTTTCCGCCAGGGCTTTGGCCCCGGCTGTCGGCTCCGAATCCGGGGCCGCGCCAGGCAGGAACTGGAAATGCCTGCGCAGCAGGGTCCCCAGCTTGCGATTCTGGATGGCCATGCAGACCTGGTCGTCCGAGGTCAGTTCCTCCAGTATCGCGGCGCTGTCTCCGCGTTTGCGCAGGATCGGGTCCGGGTCTGGCAACAGGCCGATATACCCGATAAGGTCCGCGCCAGCAGCCTCGCGGGTGGCGATCTCCGACAGAAGCGTACTCCGGCCCGGTGCATCGGAAAAATTGTGGAATGTGTGGCTGTCCAGCCAGATGCCGCTCATTGATCATACCCTCTTAAAATCATTTGACTTCTACGCGGAGTGCCCAGCGTGATGGCGAAATTTGCCGCAGGCACGGCAGCCGCATGAACCGCAAGCGCCAACGCCCAGAACCGGTCGGCGTGGCCGTCCCTGGTACGCTCCGCCGTAAACCGGATATTCCCTGCTGCGGTTGTCTGCTTTGTGACGCTCCGCAGGTCTGCCCGGATTTTCGGATCGAACGGGATACGGAGGGTCCGATCCTCCATTCTGCCCCGAACCGGATAGGCCAGTTCCTCCTTCACGCGGGGCGTGAAAGTCACACCCTCCACCCGGTATGTGCCGAACTTCGTCTGGGCGTCGTCGGCCCAGCCGATACCCAGGCCGGTGGCGTCCATACAGCACCGGGCCACGGTCAGATGCTCAAGAATCGGCCAAAGCACTTTCTCCTGATCCCCCTTTGGCATATTCTTCAGGCACTCGACCTTCCGGGTGTGCAGCGTATCGCCCAGCAACTCCAACACCCATATCACCGTCAGATCCTTTTTGCGGCCAATATCCACCCCGACATATAGTGGCCCTTTGGTATCCCTGAGATCATCCAATTCCCAACCGCTGGCGGACTCACAGGCGGCAATCAGGTCATAGCTCAGGAACGCCACATCGTCGTCTCCTGGGCAACACATGTACTCCTGGAGGAAACTCTCCTCATCCGCGCAGCCGGAACGGACAACGTCGTAATACTCGGCCTCATCCATCCCGATCCGGGGGTCATCCGCCGGCAATGCCTGCTGAAGCTTAAACAGAAAGCCCTGATCCAGGGCCTGCTGAAGCGTACAGGTGTGCAGACTGATACCTTTGGGGTTGCCGCGCTCCCGGATTTCCCGGATCAGGCCATTGAAGAAGTTGGAGCTGCCCCGGTGAGTGGAGATGATTTCCATGTTGCCACCCCAGGTGATGCCCGGGTAGGCGATGGCCCAGAGTTTCCGGGGGTCCGGGTGCAGGGCGAACTCATCCAGCACACGGCCACCCCGCTTACCGGCCTGGGCGTCCGGGTTCGAGCTCATGGAGTGGATGCGCCGCCCGTTGGCGAAGTGCAGCACATAGGCGGAGATCTTGCGCTCTTCGTCGATCACCTGTTCGCCCAGGTCTTTCGCGGCCACCTGCAACACGCTGGCGAACAGCTTGCAGTCCTCGATGAAAAGCCGGGCCTGTATCTCATCCCGGCTGCTGATCCACTGGTCGTGGCGGCATCCCTGCATGGCCGTACGCTCATCCACGGCATAGGCCGTAGTCCACGACAGCCCGATCTGGCGGGCCTTTTCCATCAGTTTCAGGCGGCTGTTATCCGCGATCCATCTGGCCTGATACGGCAGAAACAGGGCGTCCGGGTTGGCCGGTATGTTTTTGGCGCATCCCCGTCTTTTCATCCCGTCACCCCCAGAATTTCACGGCGAATGGTGCTGACGGTGTCCTCGGTCAGTCCGCCCTTCCGGGCGATTTTCTCCACCTTGGCGGCGGCTTTTTTAACGCGGTCTTTCAGGTCGGCCTTGACGGCTTCGCGCCGGACGCTGGAACTCTGGAGGCTGGAGAATGCCTGTATGATTTTGGACTGCTCCAGGATGTCGCCAGGGTCGGAGATCAGCGCTTCCATGATTCTCTGCATGATGAGTTTTGAGGCGGCCTCCTCCATGCTCAGGCCATCCCCGACCTCGCCTTTTAACGCCCGCGCCTGGTCCTCGAATACCTTGACGTTCCGATATGCCTCAAAAAACAGCTTACCGTGCCGTCCCACTGCGGACCGGGAGATGTCGTGCCCCTCGGATTTCAGCCACAGGGATATTTCTTCGTAGGTCGCCCCTTCCAGCAGGAGCCGGTTCATCTGGTCCTGAATCTCAGTCGGCAGGACCTCCACAGAGGATCGCCTGCGGAATTTCTTAAATGTGCCCGCCATTATGCCAGCTCACCCTCTGCGACTCCGATCTTCCGACGGATTTCCATCAGCTCCGACTTCAGATCACTGGCCTCGGCCATCAGCGTGGCGGCCGACGCCAGATCCAGCTCGGCAATGGGCGTCAGGGACGCTGTCGCCAGAATCTGCCTCACCGCGCGGATTTTCGCGGCAATTGTCACCTCGGCTTCCAGCCGCTGCTTTTTAAGATCGGCCAGTACGCCTTTCAACATCAGTCTCACTGAATTCAATTTCCGGCCTCCTTCCGTACGATGGGGCAATAGGTGTTATGGCTCAGCGAGGCCTCGATCTGGGTGAGCTTCTGGGTGTTGAGGACGATGATGTCCTGCAACCCCTTGTTCAGGTCCTGGGCGCTCTCGGCCAGCTCTGTGAACCGTTTCACGAGGGATGCGTTGTTAATGTACATCTGTTGCTGCTCTTTCATGGCGTCCTCCACGCGGGTGATGAACTCTGTCCGCTGGATTCTGATTTCCGCCATGAACTCGGTACTCTGGCCCCGGATCATCTCCAGAATCCGGCCCTGCTCCTTTTCGGATTCGAACAGCTTTTCCCGGTGCATTTCCAGATCGGCCTTTCGCTGTTCTTCCAGCTCCGTGATGGCCGTACTGTGGTTCGCCTTTTCCTCTTTTCGCCGGGCCTCGATCTTTCGAATGGTCTCTGTGTGGTTCTTTGACTCTGCTTCCCGAAAGTCCCTGAATTCCTGAATGATCTTGCTGATATTTTTACCGTCTACGTACCAGATGATGAAAATGATCAGGCCCAGGCCGACGTTGGGCAGGTCTTTCAGTACGCCTAAAAATCCGCCGATATCCATCAGTCATTCCTCTGTTTCAGCCGGAGTACGGCAATTTCAATGGCCAGCGAGATGAGCTGGTCCGCGACCCGAACCCCGACAGACTTCAGGGTCTCTTCGATGACCGCGAAAGCCATTTCCCGCTTGTCCTCGCCTGTGGCACCGCCATATCTGGTCTCCACAGTCGAAACCGCTGTGGTGGCGGCGCTTTTCAGCAGCCTGCCTGCCCGTGAGAACACCAGGGACAGGCAGGGCCGCAGGTAGAACCCGATTTTCCCGAACATGTATCCGCTCCATATATGGTGCTGATCACGCGCCCGCAGGGGGAACGCGACACAAACCGGTTGGGGCAGAGTGCCCGGCCTCTGCCTGCCTCATGCAATATTCATCCGGGCATGAAGCGAGCGGGGAGACAGGAGAACAGCCCGAAATCCCCGCTCACGACACCGTGTATATATGGGAATTATTCAGAGGTACAGATCAAAGTATTGATTTTATTGTTTAATTTAGAAGTATGCGCGGCGGAACGGTGGGGCCGGACGCAAAAGCCGGAGCGGGCGCTCCGGCTTTGGATATTTTTCGGCTGATTTTGCAAAAAGTCGGCGGGGGAATTACCAGTGGCAGGCGGTTCTCAGGGGCTTTATTTGGCGATGTTGACGGAACCATTGACATACGCATTGAAGCTCTCCATCGCATCAAGCACGTCCGGGTTGCAGCCGAACACGTTGGCGCATCCGCATGTCATGGTGATTTTATACGTCCCGTCATTCTGAGGTTCTTTTATTACCCGGACGGCAAGGTTCGGGGAATTATTAACAGAATTGTACGTTTCAATATAATCGTCTGTAAGGTGCTGAATTTTCATCCCGGAGTTCTGAAGTACCCACCGTCGGGCAGCCGCCCATTTGATTTCACATTCCTTATCATCATCACAAACCGGCATATTTTCCTGTACCTGGACGATTCGGGCTTTTTTCTCCTGTTGTATCCGTTGCATTTCGGCGCATCCGGTCATGGTGAAGAGTAGCACAGCGGCAGCAAGACAAACACTGACAGATTTCATTTGTAAATTCCTTTCCTTGTGGTGTTGTTGATGGGTGACTAATGGGTTTTATCTCTATCACCGACCGGATCAAAGGTCAAGACGGGCCACCACGGCCCGCTTTTTTTTGTTGACTTTCCATTAGTACGGATGTACATGGGACAAAAAACATGGAGGAGGTGATCATTGGAAAAGAAAAAACGACTGGTTGTTGATATGCCAGAAGACATGCATCTTAAATTCAAGATACTTGCAGTCAAGCGCAAAACGACTATGACCGAACTGGTAATGGATTATATCAGAAAAGTGATTCAGGAAGATGAAAAGAAAAAGCATGAGGCATAAAAAAACCCGGTCAGGAGTTGCCGCTCCCAACCGACCGGATCAAAGGTCAAGACGGGCCACCACGGCCCGCTTTTTTTTTGTTGACAGTGTATAGCATGTATGCAATAGGCTTAATAAATACTATCAAGGAGGGGGGTGATGTTTATCGGGAAAAAGATGAATTTTTCAATAAGAGACATGGATTCCGAACTTTGGCAAACTTTTCGTAAATTACTGTTTGACGAAATAGACCCAGCGACTGGAAGGCCGATCTCCGCAAACAAAAAAGTTAAGCAGCTTGTTCAGGAATATGTTGAGAGCAGATTAAAAGAAGAAAAACAAGGAAATATAAAAAAGCCCCTGTCTGGTGACGCTTTGGACGGCTTGCACCAAACAGGGGCCGCAACCCCGATCATAATGAAAGGAGTCACAAATGAATGAGTCATTAGTACCACAACCGGCACAGCAAAATCAAGCCGTGATCGACTTCCACGGTCAGCAGCTTATCACCGCTGAAAAAGACGGTATCCACTATGTCGCGATGAAACCCATTGTTGACGGCATGGGCCTTGACTGGTCAAACCAGCTAAAGATTATCAAGAAAGACCCGGTACTTAGCAAAGGTGTGGTCAATTTAACCATACCTTCCGGGCGGGGTATTCAGGACACCACATGCCTGAACCTCCGGTTCCTGAACGGCTGGCTGTTCAGAGTGGACGCAGGCCGTTACGCCGGGGATGACCCGCGCCGGGCAATCATCATCCGGTATCAGGAAGAGTGCTATCAGGTCCTGTACGATCACTGGCACGCTGCCGAAACAGTCCGGGACACCGGGACCGGGGCCCTGACATCGGCCCTGCGGGATGTGCTGAAAGAACTCCGCTCGCAGGAGGAGCAGCGGATCAGCTCCCTGGAGCGGAAGGTGGACACCCTCACCGACTATGTGCGGTCCGGCAGGGCCGAGGCCAAAGACCGATGCGTCCGCCCGTCCGAAAAGCATGAGGACCGTCCGGGAACCCGGACCCGCGTCCTGATGGACGATTACGGAGACCCTGTCGAATACAGGCCGCCCCGGAAAGTCCGCTGGATCACCAAACGCAACCTGCCCTATTACCGCAAAACCTGCGAACTTGTCCGGCAGGGCTACCCCATCCCCCATATCGTGAAACTCGTGGGCAAACACAAGGCCACCATTTACCGCTGGGTGCGAAAGATGGAAGAGGAAGCCTGCGAGGGGATTCCCGTCCCGTCCGCATCGGAAGGAGGCCGCCATGACAGATCGCACAGGGCCTTAACGGGTTTATCTATATCCTCTGGGACATCCGCGACAATATCCGCAAGGTCAAGGATGACCTCATAAACTCCTGATAACAAAAAAGGCCGGCGCAAATGCGCCGGCCTTTTTTGTTTGAAAAGTCTCAGTTTATTTTTCAGGGTACAACACGCGGTCAATGTACCCGAAAATGTATTCCGGGCAGCCATCCGCATGGTCCTCGTAATCGTCGGTATGCTCCCACTCTCCGCAGTCGCATTCCATGCTGCCGAATGTCTGCTGTACCCACTCCAGAGCGTTTCTCAGCCGGGTGATTTCGTCCCGTAATGCATCAGCCGCTTTCCGGGTGTTCCATGCCGTGATAGCCGCCTCAGTCGTTTTAAATCCGATCAGGCCCCGGTTGCCTGCTCCGCATTCGACGCATGATATATAGTGCCACACCTCCTGTCCGTTCAGCCGGGCCACCTCGGATTCCTTCGGGTATCGCACCGTCGCAAAGGCTGCGACGCCTCCGCAAAAAGGGCATTCCCGTAATCCTGTGGCAGGGTCGGTCATTTCTGTTGTTTTTTGCATTGATTGGCCTCCCTCGCGTCGATGATTTGGTAAATCCGGGCCACGGTTACGCCGAATTCACGGGCCAGCGCCTTGTGGTTCGCCCCATCAAACCGGGCGCAGATTTCACGGTCCCGGAGCGACCGTTCCAGCCCGGAAGGGGCGGCCACATAGAGCGGCCCTCCCCCGTAATGCCGGATCAGTTCCAGGCAGGCGTCCAGCCCGATCCGGCGCGCCACATCGCGCATCGCCGCCGGCAGGTCTTCAATGCGTATTCCCTCAGCCATGTTTTTATTTTTCATATCCTGCCTCCGCATGTTTCGGTTCACATCACAATGGCAGCGGCCACCGGGGGCCGCTGCCGGTTTTTTTTATGTAATCTTGATGATTTTTTCTGCTCCCACAGTGTTTCCCATCTGACGTTCGGTCGGCAGTTTCAGTTGGTTCGGGTTATATTCCATCGCAGATATGCCGTCCGCTGTCTCAGTGACATGCATCAGCGTCCGGTATGCCTCCACCGGGGCCAGCTTCTCAACGGACTGAACTTCAACATGTGCCACCGTCCCCGAACTATCCGGCTTGAACCGGAATTTCAGCGTGATCTCACGCGGCGTTTTCGTTTCCGCATTCGGATCGGCAATGTTTGTCAGCACTTTCTCCAGGGACCGCCCGAACATCTCTACCGCAGCCCCGCCGCCGATGTTAATCAGATTGATTTCTCTCATCTCACTTTATATCCTTTCGATTTTAGGTACTGGTTTCGGTGTAGGGATGATGCCGGATGCCAGATCGCATATCCGCCGCATTCTCTTCTGTGTACTGATCTCTTTGCCATTCCCGCAATCCTCATCGGAAGTTAGAAGCAACCTGTTTTTGGCAAAAAAAGCCCACATAAAATCTTCCGTCAACTCCTCAAATGCTTTACGCATTGCCGGGGTCAGCACACTGTAATATTCGTCGATGAAAATCTTCTGGGATTTGCTGAGATCCAGATACAGAGTTCTGGTTTTGCGACAAACATAAAGGGCTTTCTTACCTGTGGTGAAAAAATATAACTGAACCAGCAACTTCGATTCCAACTTTGTTTTGTACCTATATTGGTATTCCTTTGGAGCGTCATCCGAATCAATATCATCTGGCGACACGCCATGTTTTTTCAGCAGGCGGTCCAGCAACGCCTGAGCGGTTTGACGCTCTCCGCCTGTGCCGGTTTCAGCCAAATTGCGTATCTTCCTAAGCCTGTCCATTACCTCCATCTAAGATACCTCCTTATTTTTCAGCCGGATTGCCCGCATCTCCTCAGCACTCATGCCGCCGAAGGGCACTTCGGGTTTGGCGGCCTGGCGCTGCCTGTGGATCTGGCCGACATAGGAGCCGTCGCGCTCGGCCTTGTTCCGGGCGGTTTCATGTTGCCGGTCGGCCTTGTCCGCCATCTGCCAGACGACCTTGCACAGATAACTGTGATTTTTAAGCGGCAGGTCCAGGGCCTGGACGAACATCCGATACATGCCCTCTCCCCATATCGCAGGCGTGACCGGTCGGGCCGGGTAGCCCTTCGGGCCGACATGGGTGCTGCGGATCAGGGCGTCCAGGCTTTGCAGGAGGCGCAGCCGTTTCGACTTCTGCATGGGCCGCCTGGCCCCCGGAACCCGGAAGAGGTCGGTGTAATCCAACACATGCCGACCCACAACGGGCGGCATATTGGCCAGGAGCCTGAAGATTTCCCGCTCCTCGCCGCCCAGGTCGGTATAGCGGATGGTTTCCGAACAGTGCGGGCAGATCAGGGTCATTTGTCCGCCTCCAATGCTTCCTCTTTCACCTCGTACCAGAAACTGTCTCTGGCATCTCTGGCCACACCGACCGACGCCAGGCGATCATCCGGCCACTGGCTCAGCACTTCCCGGTTTTCGCGCTCCTTCAATGCGATGGCCTCCTTAAAGCCGCCGTCTTTCAGAGCCCCCAGCACCTTTTTCCAGGTCCATTTGGCCAGGGGCTTCAGCTTTGTGGACCGCCGAAAGCCGAACACGCCGAATACCAGATCCCGTGACCGGGCCGTCTGAAAGAGGTCATCCTTGTTGTATTCCGCGTAAAAGGAGAGCCCGGCCTCGATCTCCTTTATCCGCTTTGCCAGGGGGGTAATCTTCGCGTCCGCGTCTGCTTTTATCCGATCAATCTCAGACGCGGCATTCATTTTGATCCCCCCGATTTCCCTGGCAAGATGCCCGATTTCCGCCATTGCGGAATCCGCGTCCTTCAGGTTTTTTATGACTTCCCGTTTTTCCGGTTTCACTCTGGCCACTGTTATGCCTCCTTTTTTTCGGGTGGATGGATATTATACTTCAGAAAATAAATAACCTGCTGGTCCGGGGTCCGGCATTCCGCATCGGCAATGGCGCAGACGGATTCCAGCAAATCCGGGTAGCGGCTGAAATCGAGGGTCAGTTCAAGTGCCATATCACGCCGTTTCTGCTGGAAATGCTCCGCTTCGCACGCCTTGCACCAGTGCCCCCTGCCGTCCCGCGTGTTGCTCTGCCAGGGGAAAGAATCCAGCGGCTTTGTCTGGCCGCACCGGGTGCAGGTTTTCACCCTGGGGCTGCATGAGGCTTGTTTTTTTCCAGTCATATTGCTATCTCCTTTCAGTCGGGCCGGCACCCACCGGTCCTGTATAAGTTCAATGCTTCGGCAGCGTCATAGGGAGTCCGACCGGCTCGTCCCCGGTCGGGCTTGCGCTGCCGGAGCGCACATCCTTCCTCACCGCCGTATTTTGCACATATCACGGGAAAGGCTTCTCTGGTTCCGCCATGACAGGCAGGTGACGGCCATGTTTTTTTCGTTGTCCACCTTGATGATGCACCCCAGGCCGGGGTGCCAGTAGATGGCCAACATCCTGAACCGGTGGAAATCGCGCCTGTGCCTGCGATATAGCATCCGGGACCACTGGATCACCACCGAGTCCAGGATGATCGCCTCAAGCTCTTTCGGTGTCGGCGGCGGGCAGCCCATGCGTTCCTGCCATCGTGATTTGAAATGTCTGCTCAGTTCCATATCGGTTTCATCCTCACAGATACTTTTTTTTGTATATTTCTTCGGGGCCTTCCGTGATATTCGCACCGGCTTCGACCAGGGCATTGTGCAGTTCCCGGGCCTTTTCGCGCATTTCCTTGCCGCCGAGGCGATACCAGAGCTTCCGGGATAACCATCGGCCATTCTCGAAAAATATTGTCCAGGCCCTGAGTTCGAAATGCAGACCGTAATGCAGACCGTGGCCGTATACCTCCCAGTAGAGTTCCAGTTTTTCGGCCAGGGCGGTCCGAACCGGTTTTGTGAACCTGGTTCCCTGTGTCTGTGTCATAGTCCCTCCCCGGTGGCGATAAGCTCGATTTCGGTATTGTTCCTGACCAGATGGGCCTTCAACTTCCTGAACGAGGTCCATTCGGGCCAATAAGAGGCAATTTTCTGATCGGAATCTTTTACGCCAACCCGTTTCAATTCCCGCTGCTTTTTTTTGGGGAACAGCGCCTTTTCTGTCCGGCAATAAAAACGGCTGCGAACCTCGCAATCCTCTATTGTCCAGCGTCCTTTGACTTTGTCGTTGACATACACCCTGATCCGGTTCTTGTTACCGATCCCTTCCCAGGTGGAGTACAACTCCAGCTTATAGCCGTCAGCCATCAGCGTCACACCCGAAAACGGCCTGGCATTCAGTGTTTGTTCAATCTCAGCCCACTCGTCTTTTGTGATCATCTCAGCCTCCTCTAAAACAGTCCGTATGCCTTGGCCATCCAGACATACCCTGCCAGGGCACCCGCTTCGAAAATCACCAGGTCGCGGAGCAGGCGCTCCGCCCATTCCGGCAGGAGCCGGTCATCGTCTGAGCGCAATATCAGCTTTTGCATGAGGCCTCCTTTTTGCAGATTTCAGTGACGGTTTTCAGCAGCGATTTCAGTTTGGCCGGGTCATTGAGCCACTCCAGCCGCTCGACCTTGTAACGCCGGACCAGGCCCTTCAGCCTTGCCTCGCCGTTTTCCAGCTTTGCGGCCTCGGCCCGTATCCGCTTTTTCAGGGCCGCGCAGATCCGGCGCGGGCCGGTCTTCTTTGCGGCGCGGGTGGGACGGAAGCCCAGGCTGATGAAATATTCGATCACGGCCTCCACCTCTTTGTCTGAGAGCGCGGTTGCCGACTCGATCCAGTATTTCCGGTTTCCGGTAACCCGGTTCAGTGCGGCTTCGTATTCATCGCGGGTCATCCCCAGGGCTTTTTTCCCGATATGGAGTTTGGCATTGAGGCCCCGCCGTTCCGGGGAAACAGCGCTGTTTTTATTTTGCGACTTTTTTTTCATTCATCGTCCCCCGCGCTGAGAGACCACCCGTGGGCGTCTGCGGCCACTCCGTTGGCCGCGCATCCGATAAACATCACCAGGTACAGAAACATCATAAGATCCCCCTTTCCGGGTGGGCGGGCTGTTCTGCCCGCCCGTTGTGGTTATTGTTTTTTCTGCCAGTCCCCGAAGGGGCAGCAGTTATGGTCACGGACCGGCTGATTGGTACAGCCGCACATGAGGTCGCCTTTTCCGCCACGGGTGTAGTAGACCATCTCACAGCCGTCACAGAGCGGCCTGGCGCGGTCTTTGTCTTTGTTTTTCATCTGTGTTTCCCTCCGATGGGGGTTGAAAGGTATTCCGGCTGGTCGGGCCGGACAATTATGCTGTGGCTATCGCCGTCCAGCCGGACGGTGACGGCTTCACCTGCCCATGCGCCGGTGATAATGCCGGGCCGTCCGTGCAGCCGGACAGGCCGCCGATGATACGCATCCACGCCGTACTTCCGCCGAATATGCGCCAATCCTTTCATGTTGTCCTCCTGTCATGTGTGCCCAGGTATACCTGGGCGGTTAAAAAAAAGATTATTCAGACGGCGTCTTTTTGTTCTTTTGATACCTTTCCGACGCCTGCTTCCGCACACGCGCCCGGCGTTCCGGGTCGCTGTACCAGTCGCGATAGTATGCCTGCCGTTTTTCCGTCCGGGTTGCGTCATACTCACTGCGGCAGCGCTTGCACCACCGGGAAAGGCCGTCTGGCATTGCCCGGTTCGCGTTAAACTGATCTCTTTTTTTCCATTGGCCGCACCGGGAACAATATTTCCGTTTATCCTTCCTCAGCAGGTACTTGCCGTAAAACTTCACCCGGTCCCGGATCCGATAGACCTTCTCGTTGCGGTTGTTGAGATTCTTCCGGGAGCCGACCTGCTCCACGTCGCCGTCCCGAACCAGAATCGCCAGCCGTCGCCAAACGTGCTTCGCGCCCGAAAGGGTTTCAATTTCGCCCACGCTGAAGAGGCTCCGGGCATACATTGCGCGCAAAATCATCTGCTTGCGCGGTGTCTGTTTCTTTTTCATCTCCGAATTCCGTTTCTGCAAATCTGGTCCACGATCGCGTCTGTGATCTGTTTCAGGCTGTTGATCTTCATCAGCTTGTCCGCCTTCTGTGCGTCCAGCAACACCGACCGGAAGTCGCCCCCGCTGTGTCTGGTCAGCTTCCGGGCCTGTTCAGGGTTGATTTCAGCACCCAGGGACTGGACGTAGAACACGCTCACGTCGGCCTGTGAGATCGGCTCGTACTGGACGTGGGCCCGGACCCGGCTGGAGAGTCGCCGTTCCGCCGCCATTTTCCGGGGCAAATCCTCCTCGCCGATCAGCAGGATCGGAATCCGGCATTCGTCATGGATGTTGCGCAGGCCGTTCAGCACCCGGATCGGGGCGCGGTCGGCCTCGTCCACCATGATCATCCGCCGCTCCGCATCCAGTTCCGTTCGGATCACGTCCTCGCACTGCTGGCGATAGTGGGGCCGCATCCCGCTCAAATGGAAGGCGATCTCCCGGAGAAGCTGGTTCAGGGTCCAGCCCTCTCTATAAAGAATGTAAATGGTCTGTCGGTCCTGGGTGAAAATCCGGTGGGCAGACCGGGTTTTGCCGCGCCCGGCCCGGCCCGTCACCATGCCCAGATCCACACCCATTGCGGAGTTCAGCAGGTCGTCACAAAGTTCTTGCATTTTCTTGTAATTTTTCGTAGGAATGAAAATATCTTTCATTGAGTAGGTCCTTTCGGGAAAGCGGAGCGATTATGCGCCCCGCTTTTTCATTTTGCGCGCCTGTTTGCGCGTCTGTATTTCCAGTATTCGATCTCATCGGGTGTGAACTTCGCTTCCTGTTCCGCCATCCATATCCGATCCGCTTCCGAGATTTCCCTGCCTGCGTCCACCTCGTTAAAACACCATTCATACCGATCCGCAGCGCTGTTAAAGAGCGGTCGCGGGGTTATCTGAATCACTTCCGCGCCGTCCGGGGCTGCCGGTTCCGCTGACACCGGTTCATCCGGCAGGGCGTCTTCCTCAGCCTTTATCCACTCCATCCGGTCCGCCACTTCCTGCTGATGCCGCGCCTGTTCCTCCTGTGACAGAGCCTGGGTTTCGGCCATGCGGGCGGTGATTTCCGCCACATCGTCGGCCACCTCATCCGGTGTTTTCGATGTTTCGATGTTCCGGGCGCGCACATCGGCCCGGCCTTTGTTTTCCGCAGGAAGCACCTCCGGGCCTTCGGCTGCGGTGATTTCCGAGTAGTTCATAAAATCCGGGACGGTCAGCGTGTAGTCCCGGAACTTGGCGATGATCTCCTTGCGGAGTTTCCGTTTTTCCGCGATCTTCCGGCCTGCCAGGTCCGTATCCAGCATGGATGACCATTCGATGGGCTCGGCCCGGCAGATGAAATCTCCGCTTTTCTGATCGAAACAGAGGAGCCAGCCGGGGTTCATCATGTCGTATCGGATCGCCACCCGCTGGCCTTCGTAGTCCATGAGGGCCTCATGCTCATAGAAATATATGGGGCCGTGGCGAAAGCTGATCCTGCCCTGATGGACGATTCTGCCGCCCCGGTCGGCGCGGGCCAGGAAGAGCATGTCAATGTCTGTCGGGCACAGGTGGGTGGGCCGCCAGCCGTCTTCCATGCAGTGGCGGAGACATTCCCAGGGCGTTGTTTTTGCGGGCCGGGGGAGCCAGCACCATTCCCGGTGCAGGCCGCGGTGGTGTTTCTCCTGGTTGTAATAGTCCATTGCATGGTACATGGTGGCCATGAACTCGCTGAACTTCAGGAGTTTGCCCGCCCTGGCCAGTCTGCGGATATACTCCTGATCCACGTCCTGGGTCTCTGATTTGTCGGTGAGGCGCTTGGTGCTGCCCGGCACCCGGAAGTGGTCCCGGAGGATGCCTTCAAAGATGTTGAAGGTGCCTTCGATCATTTTAGCCTTTGCGTTTTTGACGATGGCCTTGCGGCGCGTTCCTGGCTCGATCGCCAGGGCACCGATCTCTTCCGGGTCCGCATCAGGATCAACACCGGCGTTGCTTTCCTCTCGCAGGGTGTCCATGTGCAGGGCGCGCAGGTTCATGAGGATGGCCGTAACATAGCGTGACAACTCCGGCTTGCCGTTGTCGGTGTAGATGCTCTTGAACGCGCCGAAGACGTTGCACCCCATGCGCAGGGCCAGTCCGATGAGGTAGGCGCTGTATTTTTGCGCCACGGCCCCGCCGTACAGGCACCGCGTCCGTAGATCCTGCCAGAAGTATCCCTCCGGGCGGAACACCTCACCGGTCCAGTCCGAGACGACCCAGAAGTCGAACCGGTGCTGATCGCCCACCAGAATCTCAAAGGGGGCCAGGTCCGCGTAGGTCCGCAGCACGGCGGGAAGCATGTTGTCGAGGGCGCGGTGGCCGCCGTCCCTGTAGGCCAGGAGCTGGGGCGTGATGCGCTTTTTCAGCCAGCCCAGGGCGCTCTGGTACCCGCCGATCCGCCAGCCGTTGCGGGCGGCTTCTGTCCGAAGAATCTCATAGAGGGCGTCTTTGGCGATCTTGCGGTGTTCGCGTTTGAGGTTTATGCCGATCCAGAAATCAAGTGCGGGGGTGTCCCATTTTTTGGCCCTGCCCCGGCAGCTTTTGGTATGTCGCAGGCCGTCCAGTCCTGCGGTGTCGTATTTTTTCAGCCATCTGTAGACGGTGGCGACGGATGCGTCGTTTTTGGCCGCCACCTGTGTTACCCATGCCTTTTTCTTCCAGCCGTCCGGGATGCACCTGGCCTCCTGGACGATCCGGGCGATGCGCCGGACCCTGGGGTCTCTGAAGGCCGCATCCGATGCGGTGGTCTGTTCGTTCCAGACCTTTTCCACCGGGACCGCAGCCGCTGCCAGATCGGAAGGGATCGGCAGGTTGCAGAGACGGCCCCGCGCCTCCAGCTGCGCTTCCGGGGCCAGCTCCGGGAGTACCGGCAACAGTTCCGGGGTGAGGTCGCCCGACTGTTTTATAAGAGACTTCTGAATTTCAGGGGACAGGCTTGATATGTGGATTTCCCAAAGCTTACCACCCCGACCGCCTTTGTCTGATTTCACTTCTCGGACCTTAATATATTCTCCTCTGGCAACCCGGCGTCGAATGGTCGTTACCACGACTTTTTCAAATGCACTTACCTCTTTTACAGAAAACCATTCTTTCATAAGAAAATTCCGTTCAATTTCAGACTGATAGTGTGGCAATTCCCGTTGATACGAAATGCACTTACTCTGCACTTACCCAGGCTTAGGTAAGTGCGCGGCTCATAACCGTCAGCGGGGTGAGGTCGCCTTCTGGCATTTCAGATATTCCTGTCGTTTCGATCTCAGTGCTGCCAGATATTTTTCAGGGCATCCGACCGACCGGAAATAATTTTCGATCCTGGCGGAGGTTGTCTGACCCTTCAGCCACCAGGACACCGGGGCATGGCCCGAAAGCCCCAGATGATCCGACACGTCTTTCACTCTGAGGCCGTGGAGGACCATCCAGGCCCGAATCTCCACAGTCGGATCGTCAATCCGTGTCAGCGCCCGGACCGGCGTCTCAGTTTCCGCCATTGCCTCCCCACCACTTGATGTATGGGCAAACAAACCCATCTGTAACGTAGCTGTCATCAATGTCCTCCTTTCTCATGACCCGGAGATCGCCCTCCATGACCTGCACCTCGCAGGTGGCCAGGAGCGCCTTCAGGGTTTTGTCAAAGGTTCCCCGGTCCAGGCCGGAGAGACGGCGCACCTGGTACAGGGGCGCGCCCCATATTCTTTCCAGTTGGCCGTAGGCCGTTCGGATCGCGTGTTTTGCAAGTTCGGCGTTCATGTCAGACTCCTTATTAAATTTTTACATGAAATTGGTGACGTACATGTGTTTAACATTCATGCGTCCGAGGGAATTATAGTTCCCGTTCGGACGGGGCGACTGCGGTTCTTCGGCCCCGCCTTCAGCCGTTGCCCCCTCATCATCTTCTTCGTCATCGCAAATCATCGGACGGAGGATATTTACCGTGGCGATCATCAGCACTGTTTTGGCCTGCTCGTGATATGGCAAATCCTCCCAGGGGACCATGCACGGATGGGTTTTTTTGTCCGGATTCCGTTCATTCCCGTGTCGCCAGCCCCTTTTTGCCATGTTGGCCACCCATTTTTCGTGGTGGCTTTCCGGCGTAATGCTCTGATTCGCAAGGGTGTAGCGGACAAATCTGACCCCCATTTCCCGGTTATGCTTCGTGGTCTCTTCCCAGTCCGGGAGGGTGTAATCTCCGAGCGATTCCCGGAACGCCTTCAGATGCTGATGAAATGACCGGGCGGCCTGCTCCACTGTGATTTTTTTCATATCTTCCATTTTTGTGTCCCCCGGTATACCTTTGGAATTAAAAAAAATTATCGGACACGGCGACTGATGGCCGTTTCAAAAATATGCTCTTCCATTTCCGCCTGTTTTGCTGCGTAGCGGTCATAGAGCGCGGCGGATTCCTCCAGATAGGCGCTCAGGGTCATGCCCAGGGCGGCAGCATGACGTTCAAACCCCAGGCAGAGTTCCACCATCTCCCGGCAGAAGGCGGAGCGCTTCATACCGTTGGCCTCAGCCGCCCGGTCCACAGCATCCCGGACGGATGGCTTGAACTTCACGGGGACGCCGGCCGAAATGGTTTCATCGTCGCCACCGGCAAAGGGGTTGTCGTTGGTGTGAAGGTGTTCGATGGAAATCCCCTGTACGTTGTTGCGGAAACGGGATTTGCCGAAATGGTTGTGGAAGGTGTTGCCGCCTTCCGTTGGCCGCCGCCGTCTGCGGGCTGATTTGTCTCGTGCCATGTTATTGCCTTCCTTTCAGGAGGTTCATGCAAAAATATCCATTGGTTGCAAACCTTCCGATGGTGATCTCTTTCATTTCGGTGTCCTTTCGTAAATTTGGGGTTATCTTTTAAGGGTGATGCCGCGGATGCCTGTCCTGGGGATGCCGTCGCAGTCCGTTGTCCTGAAGGTCTTCAGGAAGGGCATGGCGGCAAAGATTTTTTTGAAGAACAGGGCCTCCGGGGCGATGGGAAAGCGGCCCATCTCGCAGAACCGCGTGTATGCCGGGTACAGGTTGGGCTTCAGCTCGCTCGCATTGGGACCGGCCACGCAGCATTGGCCCAGAAAGCGTATCTCCGGCGAAAACCAGTAGAGGGTGGGCTGCTCCAGCCCCTCGACACAGGTCTTCAGGTCCCGGACCATGTTATGGGTTCTGACGGCGAAATACCGCTGGGCAGCGCCCGAATTCCGTGCCCGCCACCGAAGTTCCGCCTCCATCCGGTTGAACGCCTCGATATATCTGATCTTCCAGGCCATTGCCTTCCGGCCCGTGAACCCCATGACCAGCAGGGTGAAGCCGTCACGGGTGATGCGGTAGGCCGGGTCTTTGCGAACGGCTCCGTTACCGATTTTGACCTCGACGGACATGGGCTCAAAATTGAGCCCATGTAAACTTTCAGGGATTTCAAGAGCTTCTATGTCTCTGAGCACATTTTTGTGCTTCTTGCCGAACACATCCGCAATGATGAGGGAGGTGGTCACGGACCGGTCCCCCCGGAGCGTGACCAGTTCGGCGTACCGGGTCTCATCCGCATCCATACGGATGACGTTGCCGCTGTCCTTATTTTCTGTTTTCATTGAGCATCCTTTCCAAGTGTTGCGTTTTTGCGCCTGAACTGGTATACGGTCGTATACCTGATGTGTGTCTTTTAAGCCTAAAACTTATGCAAGGTCAAGCATAAATTTTAATTTATTGCATAAAAAAGAGCGAGAAATGAATGGGCTTGCAACATAGAATAGCAAAAGCATTACAAAATATAGGCAAAAGCAACGAGGAGCTTGCACAGATTTTAGGCGTAAACAGAAATACGATTGCCGCCTACAAGAATAGCAAAGGAGATTTAAAGGGAATTGTTCTTGTCGGTCTTGCCAAAAAGTTCGGCTATAACCCGGACTGGCTTCTGACAGGTGAGGGGGAGATGTTCGCCGACAAGGCCCCACGGCCCCGGCATATAGGAGACCGCCCTGCTTCGGTCCACCATCCCAAGTCAAATGACAGCCAAACCTACCAGCCCCTGCGCCCCTTTTCCGATCGGCAGGCCGAAACCCTGGCACGGGTGATCCGGATGGTTGAGGAAGAGATGGCCCGGACCGGAAAGCGGGCCAGCCCGGAAAAAAAGGCGGAGCTGATCCTGCAAATATTCTCCAGTCTGGTTCAGACCACGGCCAAACTGCCGGATGACGAAAAAGTGTCGTGTAAGGAACCCGCCGAGGAAGGAAAGATAGAATAATATACTGTTACTACAGATAGTTAATACATAAAGCGCAGTATTGAATCCATGTCGGTTATGTGTTTTAGCTCATTTCATTTTTAAGATATAAAATAAATGAGGTGACTTGGACATGGGACTGTGTGAAAAATGTGGCGGGCCGATATTTGACGATAGGTGCATGGTTTGCGGGGATGTCAGTGATATGATGATCGAACGGATTGTGAAGGAGGCGGTGGCGGAGCTGCCGGATGAGCGACCCCAGCCAGCAATTATTATTAACTATGGGGTTATTTTTCAACAGGAGGGTGCATAACAGCATCAAAGAGGGAGGCGTTGTATGTGGACCAAATGCACAAACGAAGATTGCGGAATGCAGTTCAAGGTTTCTGATGACAAATTCGCCCAGACAGTGACGTGCAAAAAATGCGGGCAGGAATTCAAAGCGCTTTTCTGTACCGAACCAGCGCCAACCGTTGATGTGCTGGCCGAAGCTGAAAACCAGGCAGAAGAGACTGAGGCCGAAGCAACCGAAAATACACCTCGGGGGAAACGGAAAAGAAAATCTCCCAAAGAGATTATGGCTGAAAAAATTGCTGACATCAGAGAAGACATACCCCCCTTTCTTCCCCAGATAGAGACGGCCATTGCCAATAAAGATAACGAAAGCGATACCCGCCTCATCCTGGACCGAATCATACAGGATGTGCTGAAATACCATATTGAAGACATCAAGACAGAACAAAAAATCCAGGGACGCAAAGCGGATTATGTGCTCTCAGCAGACGGCAGGGATGTGCTGGTCATCGAGGCCAAGCGGATCAGCATGACGCTGAATCAGAGGCAGGTTTTCCAGGCGTCGGCATACGGGGCCTACTCCGGCATCAAATGGGTGCTGCTCACCAATGCCGCAGTCTGGCAGTTATACCGGATATCGACCACGGACAAAGTGGAAACGGACCTGGTTTTTTCCATTGATTTAAGAGACGGTCTGAACAAAGAGGAAGCCCAATACATCTATCTGATTTCAAAAGATGGTATGCGGCGCAAGGGGTTGCTTGACAACTTGTGGCAAAAAATCAGCGCCTTGTGCTATGAGAATATCCTGAATGCCATATTAGCCGACGGCGTTATTTCGAAAATCAGGACCACCCTCGTCAAAGACACCGGCTGCAAACTTGCAAACGACGAGGTCAGGGCGGCCATCGAAAAGAATGTGTTTCAGATTGATTAATCTGCCAGAGGCAGGGGTCCATGTCCCTGCCTCATTTTTTTTCAAAAAAAATTACCGGCAAAAGTCTGCAACCCGGAAACACCCGAAACATGGTCCGAACAGGGCATTTCCCCCCTGATCCTCCCCGAATAACAGCACAATATGTGCATATTGCGCTATTTTTAACGACTACAAAAATAACCCGCCGATACATCTGCCCCTCAAAATCAAAAAAAGCCGCTTAAACAGCCTCTGAGCGGCCCGGCATTTTTGGGTCGATACCGGCATGGTCCGTTAGCAAAAAAAATGCCAACGCAAACCATACAAGCCTTTCCGAAAATAAAAGCCGCTTAAAACGGCTATAATACGAAACTCCCTCCCCCGGAATACCGTATCTGCCCCATTGTCATCCAAAGCAGACAGCGTTACCACATCCTTCGTGTTTCGAAGAATAATACGGAGGAAAAAACATGAACAGTCCTTTGGCCTACATCGGTGGGAAAAGCAAATTAGCGCCTGAAATCATAAAGCTTTTCCCCGAAACTTACGACACATACTGCGAAATGTTTTCAGGCGCGGCATGGGTATTTTTCAAAAAAGAACCCACCTCGGCGGAAGTCCTGAACGACCTGGACGGCGACCTGATCTGTTTTTACCGGGTACTACAGAATCACCTGGAAGAGTTCCTGCGACAATTCAAATGGGCACTGGCCTCACGGGAACTGTTTACCGATTGGGGCAGGCAAATAAAGGCAGAGGGCCTCACGGATATTCAGCGGTCCGCCAGATACTATTACATCCAGAGGCTGGCATTCGGCGGGCGGGTGAAGGACAGAACCTTCGGGGCATCCTGCGCCCGACGCCCGAAGATAAACCTTCTGCGGCTTGAAGAAAATCTATCTGAAATTCATCTGCGCCTCTGCAACGCGACAATTGAAAACCTTCCATATCAGAAACTTGTCGCCAGATACGACAGGCCGGGAACCTTTTTTTACTGTGATCCACCGTATTTCAAGGCCCCATACTACAAGCACAACATGAAATCCGTGGATGAATATGCGGAGATGGCACAATTGCTTATGAAAATATCCGGGAGGTTTATCCTCAGCATCAATGACTGCGAAGAGATGCGGCAGGTTTTTAAGGGTTTCCAGATCAGACCTGTGACGCTGAAATATTCGGTGGCAAAAAATAAGCCCGTTACCGGAAAAGAGCTATTGATTATGAACTACTGA